ATGCCAATAAAATACCCAACTGAGTTCAAAGTCAAAGCAATCCGGCGCTATGAAAAAGGCGAATCCATTAAGGAACTCTGCAAAGAATTGAACATATCTCAGAGTACCCTTTACCATTGGAGAAAGCAGTATTGCTCCATTCAAACAGATACCCGCACCTATACTCCAGCAGAATTTGATGCTATTTCAAGGCGACTTCGAAAAGTAGAACATGAGCTGGAAGTCATCCGCTTATCAGGTTATATTGCCCGTATCCCTTTGTAGGATAAGCTGGCAACTTTAGAACACTTGCATAATGAAATGGCAGATCTATACAGCGTCCATGAACTATGCGAAGCGCTGGATGTATCCCGTGGCACATTTTATAACCACATTTTCCGCCGGGTAGACCGCAGCAAGTATGAAGAGGAAAAAACTCAGCTCATGTTGAAAGTAAAACAGATCTTCGATGATAGCGAACAGCGGTATGGCGCTGATAAAATCCGTGCTGTTTTGGCTGAAAATGGTCTGCGCATCAGTGCAAAACGAGTCTTGTCCATTATGCACGAACTCGGCTTATACAGCATCCGCACAGATGCAAAAAAGCTATACAAAACTCAACAGCAGCGCAAAAAACAAAACCTGCTAAACCGTGAATTCAATGCTGATCATCCAAATCAAATCTGGGTAAGCGATATTACTTATTTCAGAATTAAAGATTCTTGGATGTACCTTTGCGCAATCATTGACCTGTTTTCTCGTAGAGTGGTTGGGTATCGTATATCCCGCACCGCCAGTACACGGCTTGTGACAACAACTTTTCGGGACGCTTATGCCAAACGCGGAAATCCTAAAAATCTGACTTTTCATAGTGACAGAGGTGGACAGTACATTTCTGATGCACTTTCTAAACTGCTGCAACAGTTTGGGGTTAAACAATCCTTTTCCGCAACCGTCCGCCCTCATGACAATGCTGTTGCAGAAGCGTTTTTCGCAGCATTTAAGAAGGAAGAAGCCTATCGGAGGGAATATACATCTGAAAAGCACTTCCGTAAAAGTGTGGATGAGTATATTCGCTTTTACAATGAAGTCCGGCCACATCAAACCCTAAAATATAAGACACCACAAGGGTTTGAGGCTGCATACGATGGCAATTATATCGAAAAGTTGTGTTCAAATATAACAAAGCGGTCAGAACCGACGATAACACCTCGCATCTGGAAGCCGTTCATGGTGAATATTAGCACCGGCTTCTGGAGTTCCTGCGCCCTAAAGAGCAGCCTCTCCTGCAAATCTTTCGCTTCAATCATACTGTCCACCTCACTTTTTCTTTCTTGGTTTGGTCCGCCGCTGAGTACTGCAGACAGGACCATAACAGTCACGGCATTCATCACTGTATTTCGTTAATCTATTCATCAATTGCCTCCTCGTTCGTCTCCACGCCGAAATAGTGCTTCCGCCGTGACCGGCGAAAGACACCATTTCGGCGCTCGTCTGTTGGGTATACATAGTAGACAGACCGTGCGCCGGGTCTGACAGCTGAAAGCCTTGTGCGGCAATGGGAAGACCCAACAGACAACAGATGCAATATCAGCAGCAGATCCGTGGCTAAAATGCATGGTCATCTGTTGGGTGTCTTCACCCCCAAAAGTTGCAGATCTGGCAGAAGCCGGAACACTTTTTTACCGTAGGGCTTTATAGCTAAGGTGAAAAACTGCGACCGTGCCAATCCCCAAACGCAGCCTTTTCAATGGATCCTGTCTTTTCCGGCATATCGGATTTTTAGGCGTCAAAATCGGGGCAAAATCCGATATTATGAAGAGGCCGGAAACGCTCTTTTTTTTGCAAAAACCACTACCAAAAGTTGTCGTGAAGGCGGAACAGAAATTGGTAGTGGTTTTAGCCCTTTTGACCGTCCCCACCCAGAGGCCGCAGAAACAGGTAGTGGTTTAAGGGGTTTTCACCGTCTGAGTGTCTGGTGTCAGGACAGTTTTAGGCTGTGTGGCAGTCTCAGGCAGCCTATCCATATATGGGCTCCATGGGTATCGGCAATGGCAATGGCATCCAGTGTGTGACGTGCATCTCGTTTACTCCCTCATGTTGGAAATGGGGAACGGGGTCTGTTGCATAGTAGTCAAGAACGCTGGGGAAACTCATTCTCGCGGGGCTATCATCCATCGTCCGAAAGCTATACACACAGAGATATTTTCCGTCCTGTTCTGGTCTCCGTTCCATTACCGGGATCCAACGGGGCACCTGCCTCCGCAGATTTTCGATCTCTTTCTGGAGCGCCGCGATGTGTGCGTTTTGATTCTCCAGCTGGTCAGCGGCTGCAAACAGGTCTTTCTCCAGCCCTCCCAGCGGATTCATCATGTCCCCATTTTCCCACCAATCTGCGTGTTCCCGCAGCGCATTTACGAGTTCTTGATCTCTCATTTGTCTCCGCCGCCTTCCAATTCTCCGCCACACGCAGCGTACCCTGCAAGATCCACCCAGTTGTCCGCCTTTCCATAGCCAGTGGCGATCCGGGCAATTTTGAACAGGCCCATCATGGCGGCTACGTCCGTTGGCAGGATGCAGCAATCTGCGTCAGGAGTAACGCATTTCTTCCGCAGATAACTGGCCCAGAGCTCTCCAATCAATTCGAAATTATTCTCCGGGCTTCCGTAATCCTGCTCGCGGTCACCACAGACACAGATCTTCGCACACTTCAAAATTTCCTCTCGATTCATTTTTCGGTTTTTCTCCTTCTTCCAGCGCCTTTGTAATACAGGCTCCGTGCAAAATAGGTATGAGTGCATTTCTTCGCCGACAGCTCCGGAGGATCTTCGGCCAGCGCTTCTTCCACGATTCCCTCCGTGACTTCGACACACCAGCCGCAGCCACAGGAACGCTTAAAGTAGCCGACGGCAGTGTCACATTCCAGTGCGTCTCCATTCCCGATGACCTCGCAGCCACAGTTAGGGCAGGCAGCGTATAACTCCATGAGTTTTGCGGCAATAACAATATTCATGATTTTCTCTTCTCCTTCAGCTGGGACTCACGGGACGCCACCGCATCAAGTGCGGCCTGGGCATCTTCACGGGCCGCATAACAGTCAGGGATTGGAAATACCGATAAATCAGAGTCAAAATTAACGGCCGTCTCCTCGATATGGTAGGCAAGCGTTCCATCCAGGTCATCATGATCGCCAATGAATGCCGTGACTATTACAGCAGTTCCAGCGAACGCAAGGAACATATAGCCGCCAATATCACAAGGCACATCATCTTCATCCCGCATAAGCACCCACACCGTATCGCCGGCCCGGAATCGTGTGCTCTGCAGGAGTTCTTCGGGCGTGGTTTCCAGTACAGCTGCGGCCATTTTCAGAACGCTTCCTTCGCCGAAAGACTCATCCAACATTGTAATCCGTGCCACAGCCTCGTTGATAATTGCGCATCCGGACACGCCGCAGTTGTGTTCATGTCCGCAGCCCATGCAGGCCAGACTTCCGGTCTCTACCCGCAACCGGCGCAGGGCATTTACGAGTTCTTGATCTTTCATTTACCTTCACGCCCTCCCTATATCCGTTCATCGCCGATAAGCCCATGCAGCCGTGCAACAGCCAGCAGTTCCTTGATTACCGCCGTCATTCTGGAGAGCTTCAGATCCTCAGCAGCACGTTCGGCAGCAGCGGCGCTGGAAGCCACCCGGCTGATATCAACTCTGAGAGAGGTTAGGCTTCTATGATCCTCTTCTGCATTGGCAGCCATTCTCAGAGCCGCCGCCAGATCTTCGCTGTTCCGGTAGTCCCTGCTATACCGTGTGATTCCAGTTTCTTGATAATTCTTATATGCTTTATCTGCCTTCTCCTGGTGCTTGTCCGCCAGGGCAATCAGTTCTTCTTTTGTCATACTTTTCTCCTTCAACGTTTTTCCTTCAGCTTTTCCCGGAAGTAGAGGTTCTCAATGGCGTAGCGTTCCTCGAATGGGCGGATATTCTCTCCGCAGGCCGCTCGCAGGGCCCGGTCCATCTTCTCCTTGGTATAAACGATCTCCGGATCGTCGGCGGCGTCGTCAACGCACATCTGCGCGTAGGCCATGAAGGTATCCAGGAACGCAGATTCAAAGCGAGCAGACATCTTAGGCCCGAAGTGAAACTCGTTGTGCAGTGCGATCAAGGCTACATCCAAGCACTGCTGCACCGTGAAGCCCTTGATCACATGATTGTCATGCTGAAGCTGCTGGATAGCTTTCTGGGCCTGCAGCAGTTGAACGTAAGTATTAGGTTTCGGCATTTTTGATTGACCTCCCCCAACCCTCCAGCAGCGCCCCCATTGCGCCGGCATCCAGATCCGAGAACTCGTCCTCGTCAACGCCGGCGATCAGAATCGGGCCGACAAAATCCACTCCGAAGATCCGGCAGTTGTGGGGAAGCCCCCGCAGGCGCCCCTCTTCGTTGCAAATAATCACCGCGTCCGTGGCGATGGTCACCGTCTCAATGTAGCCGCCAACGGTGGCCTGCAGTTCTTCCAGCGTGTTGGGAATATCCCGGGGTTCCGGCGCGCAGCCTGGCGCTTTATAAATCACTTTCATGCTATTTTGTTCCTTTCCCGATTAGTTTCAAACTGTCGCAAAGATGCTCCGCCATCCAGACTGCAGACGCAATATCCGGCGCGGTAAGCTCACATGTGCATCCGGAGATGGAGAGTGCCAGTTTCACTGGCCCACCCGGTTGTTTGATGCGACTCTCCCTGGCCGGAATGGGCGTCTTCTCTGCCACTGGCCGATCTTCCTCTACCGAGATGTCCGCGGCAGGCTTAGGCTCAGGCCGGGGAACTGTGATCGGAGCCAGAGAATCTTTCACAGGTTCCGGAGTGGGTGCGTCGAGGGGCGCCGGTGCGGAGGATCTGCGCCCAGGTGAGTTCTGGCTCGTCAGGCGGTTCCGGCTACGCCAAGCGGCGATTGCGCCGGCGGTTGCTCCAACCATATCGGCGATATCCACATCACTTTTGCCTTCCTCATATAGCTGTCGGGCACGGTTTTCATCCCATGTTCTTCGTTTCATTTTTTTATTGTTTCCTCCTACAACTTTCGCGGTACAGCCTTCACCAGGGGGACAGGGCCTCCGATGACGCTCTACCAAAATATACCCGCAGATTGGCTCCCCGCCGGCGTAGGTGCGATACACGCAGCCTTTACAGTAATCCTTACTCATGTGTCAAACCGTCCATCACATTGCACAAGCGCAGGGCGTTTTCCACTGTCGGATCTTTCCGGCAGGCAGTCTTGGCCGCTTCTGTTTCCCGGATAACCCTTGCGTGGTGTACCGAGAGCTTTCGCTCAAATTCGGCAGCGCTGACAGCCCTTTCCCATTGAACCCGGACACGCTGCTTTTCGGCAGCCGCCTGATCCCGCGAGATTGTCTTGTTATAATACAGAAAATAGATATTCCGCAGGCAGGTGTAGGCCATCTGATCCGGCAGGGATAAACCTTCAGGCAGCTCCTCACCGTGCATGGCAGCCTTTTCCCAGGGAAACGTAAATCCTGTGCTCATAACTGCAAATACCATTCCAGGACTGCTACCGCCGCCTGCCAGCCGTGACAGACACGCCACACATAACCCTGTGCCTGAAGGCGTTCACCCCACCACTCCTGTTCATCGGAAGTGTGTCCGCTCTCCGTTTTCATCTCGATATACAGCCCGTGATACTGTCCCCGAGGTACCGGCAGGCAAAGATCCGGCACACCAGGCTTCACGCCCTGCTGCTTCAGGTGCTTGGCCTCCACAGCATCACGGGTACCGCCATTGGGGATGTGATGGAGCAGCGCCAGTTCCGGCCACTGCCGGCGGATAGATGGCTGCTGGCTCCACTTGATGACATAAGCCTGATGCTGGGCTTCACTTGCCATTCTCAATTACCTCCACAAAGGTCACGGTCTTATTGTTCTTCGGGTCCTTTTCTTTGCCCTGGCGAACGGTATAGCCATTCCGGGCAAGGATCACAACCATCTGATCGCGGTCCTCTGTTTTTGAAACATACAGCTTCATGTGCCCCTCCTTTTCCTCGGCTCGTTCAACAGTCTGTTCAGGATTTGATTCGCCTCACCTTTGCTGAGATTGGTAACGTCAAAGCCTTTGCAGCGTTTCTTAATGATTTCCAGTTGTTTCGGTGAAGCTGGAGCTTTGCCCCACTTCCGTACAGCACGAAGATCCCAAAGCGTCCTATCGTCGGGATAGTCTCGGAGCAACGTGAGGTATGCCCGGTCAAGTGCTTCCTGCATCCCGCAGCGGGTACCATCCGGCATGTTTACCATTCCCAGCGCATCTGGGCAACGAATCGTAATGCACTGCTTATTGGACAAAGAGCACACCAAGGAGCCATCCGGCATTTTGAACCAGTTGACATCATGTGTCTGATATTTCAGTTCTTGTGCCCATAGATCTACCAAGCGGATATTCTTCACCCAGCTTTCCGGAGAATCGGAGGCTACCTCAATCTTCTCCGGCAGTTCAAACAGATCTCCCTCAATATCCTTCTCTTTCCGTTTCGGCACATTATCCATGTCGATGCCAAGCAGGGAGGGGGCCGTACAGAGGGACGCCTTTCCGGTAATACCAACACAGTCGATCAACTCCAGGCGCTGCTTCCCTGGGTAAAGCCGAAGCCCACGGCCTACCATCTGTGCGTACAGGGTGTCAGACTGCGTCGGTCTGGCAATAATGACCGTTTCCACACGGGGAATATCGGTGCCCTCGGTGAATACCATGCAATTGACAATGCAGGGGATCTCACCGGCAGTAAAAGCATCAATGATGGCGGAACGGTTCTTGGTTTCGCCGGTGACCACTACGGCCCCATTGATCCTCTTGGCAATTTCTTCAGCTTGATGTACGCTGACAGCGAAGATCAGCGTGGCGCCCACAGCCATATCTCTGTAAGCCTGTGCAATGGCATCTGCGGTGCCGTCCATGGCCTGATCCAGTTCGCCGGGTGCATAATCGCCCTGGCGAGTATGAACTGCGGTGATGTCGAACCCAATGTCTACCCGCCGGCAATGGATATCACAGAGATAGCCGTTCTTCACTCCCCAGCACAGATCTCTCTGGAAGATGATCTTGCTGAAGACCGTATCCAGGCGAACCTTATCTCCTCTGTTTGGCGTTGCGGTGAAGCCGATCAGCTTCTCCGGGCGAAAGTAATCAAAGATCTTCCGGTATGTGCTGGCAGCTGCGTGATGGGCCTCGTCGCAGATAATGAGACGGAAGTCCTCCGGATCGAAGTCGCTCAGACGGCGCGCCAACGTCTGAATGCTGGCACTGACAACCTCCTCGCCGTGGCTGTGCTGCTGGGCACGTTCAATGCCGTAGGAGCAGTTGAAGTATTTGCGCGGCTGCTCCACCAGTTCTTCACGGTGGGACAGGATCAGCATTCTCTCCCCGTGCCGGGGGATATTCGCAAAAGTAACTGTTTTTCCGAGGCCTGTTGCCATCTGGGCGAGGAACGCACCAGGCGGCTGCGCCTCGATGGTTTCAATACATTCGGCTTGATATGGCCTTAGTTCCATAATTTTCCTCCAAAAAACGTGGAACTGTGGAACAGCGTGGAACTTGTGTTCCACACTTGAAAGCCTTGTGCCACAACGGATACAGGTCAACCGTGGAACCGTGGAACAAATTTTTAAAAAATTTCCACGTAAATGTGTGTATATAAATTACTCGAACAAACGTACACACACGCACATTCTTATATATGCTGTATTTTCTGTTCCACAGTTCCACACCCCTCTAAAAATGATGTTGTAGCCCTTGTGCCGCAACGGTTACAGCCTGTGGAACACTGGTTCCACACACGTTCCTCAAGTTCCACACTATAATGGCTGTTCATCCGGGTCAGCTTCATCATCCAGTTCAACCGAGGGCAGCCGCAGGCAGAAACACTCCGTAGGGATGCCATTGATCCGCTTTCCCTTGGTGTTGGCCCGTCCCCGGGTCTCGATCAAGTTTGACTGCTTCAGGTATGAAATCATGGCCGCAGTCGAGTATCCTGCGTCCTGCAGGATGCGTTCAAAGACAGAGCGGATGATATATGCCCGCCCATCTTCCAATGCGCCCAAGACCTCTATATTGGGGTTCTCCGAGCGGCCGCACAGTTTATTGGAATTCTGCGTGACCCAGTCGCACAGGTACTTATAACCCCTGTCACCGGCAGATACCGCCGCTTTGGATGCCAGGAACTCCGATACCTGCTCAATCGTCAACGGCTGCTGGGTGCCTCCGAAGATCCACTGACAGGCCAGCTCGTCCGCCAGGATGATTGCGGCAGCGGCCATGGCCTGTTTCTCCGTGGTGTCCCGGTCACTGAGGATCCGAAACAGTTCCCGGTACCGTTCTGACACCTGATCTATTACACTTGGTTGATAAAGACGCTCCACAAATTTTCTTCCGGCAAAGCCATAATTCCGCTTTACCGCGCCTGAGATCCGCATACCATCCCGGATAACCGCTTGTGCGGATTTACATTCAATATCAATGACACGGTTCACGGCACCGGCGCCGCTGGCTGTTCCGGTCAAGGGAGATTCACCCGTAGTCAGGATGCAGTTTCTCCACGTGGGCGTCAGATCTACGCCGCCGGCACGATTGCCACGGGTACGGCCGACACCCTGCGCCAACTTGTATACGTCGAATGTGGTACGGCCCTTGCTGTCCTTAGCGAGCTGAAGCTCATCCAGACAGAATGGCAGATTGTTCAGAAACGCGGCTGTCTTCTCCATGCCGACCACGGTACCGTCAAAGGTCTTGACATAAGCGCCTACAGCAGGGTCTCCCCATACGCTGGCGGCCACCATCAGAGCCACTGTCTTACCGGTTCCGGAATCGACACCCCATAAATGGACGAAGAATGGAAGACAGTTCAGCGGTTCCAGCAGAACGGAAGCAAAGGATGCTGCTAGAATGATCTTTGCCGTTGTGGACATCTCCCGAACCTCCGCCGCCGTTTCCAACCATTTTGCTTCAGAGCCCCGGCTCCGGACCGTCTGGAACATCGCCTTGAAGTTGGCGTCACCGTCAAAAATCAGGCCGTCAACAAAGGGAGAGAAGCCCTCGTCCGGTATGTAGCCGAAGCGTCCGATGCTCTTTTTCTCCGGAATCAGGTAATAATTCATGTTTTCCATGTCGGAGATGTACTGAATAAAAGCCCTGGCGTTCTGGCTGGTCACCGCAATGCCGGAGCCAGCCAGCTCCGTGACCTTATTGGAACTGGCCAGCACCGTCTTGCTGACGATGATCTTTCTCCAGATGGTGCCCTTCCGGAATGCCAGCTGAAGCTTTTCTTCACCCGTGTCAATATTCACCAACCGTTCCACCGGCATGATCGGATGCGGACAGGCAACCTCATCGTTATAGCCGTTCTTCTTAAAAATGCCGCTGTCATCTGCCTCCCAGTCGCCGGCATTGAGCTCCAGCGGCTGGTTCGTGAAGTTGGTAACGTTATCGATATAAATGGTGCCGCTCTGGGCCTTCAGACTTTCCACGTATTTCTTGTACATGGTCTTGAAGCCTTTAAATCCCTTGGAAACGGAATATGCCGCCAGTTCCTCCATCTTGGCCGCATGAGTGAAAGGCTCCTTGTGATACGCATACAGCGCCTCATACGGCGTTGTGGTTAAAAAATCATCTTTTTCGAAGCTCCATTCTTCACTCATAGCTATCTCCCTATATTTTGATCCAGCCACCATTCAAGGACTGGTAGTTTCTTGGCCGCCTCCGCATACAGAGGATGGATGTATCCGACGATATCCGGGGAAAGAAATTTTTGAGCTTCCCATAACTGTCGGTATTCTGCCGCTTTCTCTCGATACAACGCCGCAGCAGCTTCTTTTTCCTGTGCTTCTCGCCGGCGAGCTTCCAGCAGAGCGGATCTCTCTGCCATGCTGGGACGCTCGCCGGTGAGGCCAAGTCCAAAATCACAGTTGAGCTTCAGGCACGCTTGCGCGAAACTGAGTCCAAACAGCCGCATTACAAAATCAATCACGCTGCCGCCGGCGCCGCATCCGAAACAATGCCAGCCGCTCTTGTCCCCATCGTAGACCTTCAGACTGCCGTGATTGTCTCCGGCATGAAAAGGACACTGGATATAACCGCCGCGATCCGGATGAAAGCCATACAGCTCCACCACCTGGCGAGCTGTCAAATGTTCCTTGATCTGTCGGGCCAGATCATTCCCAGGCATCCGCGGCCAGCTCCTTGTAATTCAGGATGGCAGTCAGGTGCTTGGTGGCTTTACAGTAGTCGCAATGCTCGCAGCGGGTCGGTTGAATGCGACCTTCCTTGATTGCCTGGTATCGCGGCGCCCGGTCCTCCACTTCAGCCAGCTTGGCAGCCAAGTCCTCGTCTGCGATGTAAAGGGCCTCCAGATCAGGGGATTCTTCCTTCGTGCCAACTGCCAGAACGAACGGCAGCATATTGCCCTCGATGGCCTGATAGATGGCTCCCTGAATGTCATAGCCATAAAACTCGATGAACGGGATCTTGCAGTGATCCTCGGCCGACCACACATCCGCCATATCCTTCATGGCTTTCTGGTCCACAATGGCCCCATCACAAAAGCCCAGTGCGGCTGCCGTATTAGGGAAACGCTGCACAATGGCTTTGCAGGTGTCGCCATCCAGCAGGCTGTCGATTTTGATTTTGAACGGTACACCGGCAATCTCGCCGGTACGGATGACCTGCTTTTTGCCGGACATCAGAAGCATATACAGCTCATCCGACTGCATACGCACAACTACCTCGGTAGCCCGGAGATATTCAGCCTTCAATGTACCGTCCCGCTTGAAGATCTCCGGGTGCTGTGCCTGATAAAGGGGCAGCTCCCCGGAAAACCATGCGTCAATGTAGCCGCCGACCAGAAGGGCCGTGGAGGAAGGGGGATGGTACTCCCCCTTCAGCTCCGCCAGCGCCGCCGCTTCACATTTCTCGAAAGCCTTAAACTGCGTGGAGCCCATGTAGGCCATGTTCATTTCAGGCGAGTAATAATTCTCAGCCGTAACAACAGGTAGGGACATCACAGCACCTCCCCGGTCTCCGGATCGACCTGGATGTGCTCAGGATCGAGTTCCTGCTGCATTTCCGCAGCGGTTTCAGCTTCCTGCTGCGTTTCCGCAGCGGACGCAGCTTCCTTTCGCTTCTGAGCACAAGCCGCGCAGAGGGGAACGCCGTAATGCTTGATGGTATAGCCGGCAAGCCAGCGGGCATCTTTTCCCATGGCAGGGGTGATCTCCTGTCCGCAGTCCGTACAGGGCGGTACCGGTTCCTGTTTCTGCACGCGGGGCTTATAGGGCCGGATGCGGATGCCGTCAGTCATACCGCCATCCTGCGGGTCCCGGACATTATGATCCACAAAAAGCTGGATCTGCTTGCCAACCAGCGTGGATGCCTTGGCGTCGCCGAACAGCTTTCGCAGCGTCTTTCGATTGGTCGAATTGACGATCAGCGGCCGGACCTGCATAATGCCCGGCACACGTTCTTCCGTGAAGGAAAGCACGTCCTTGTTCTCTTTTCCACGCTGGAGCGTCACGGATCCATACCAGAGGCCGGCAATCGTGAGTACCGGCTCCACACCGTCATCGATGTCCTCGGCTCCAAGATATTCGGATTCCCGCATCTGGCCCAGGCGCTCATCTCCGGTCAGCTGGCGCAGTCTATCTTTCGTCATCATGATTACATTCCTCCGTTTGATCTGATACTCTTGGAATAGCAGCATCCACGATAGCCATAATAAAACGGCATTCCTCATAACAAATATTGGTGTCCGCCTTGATGATGATATCCATGATCTTGGCTGCGGCCTTCATCAGGTTTGCCATTCTATACGGCGGGACATAAAAGCCGGTAGTTGTGAGGAGACGCTCTTTTTCAGCCTGTAAACGTTCCGCAGCAGTCACAGCTCTGTCACCTCCAGCGCATCGGAGTCCGTCACCCGCGTGGCGATCAGCTGGAGGCCCTTTTCCTTGCACTTGGCGTACAGCCGATCCCGGCTCTCCTTATCCAGCCGCTCAGCACCATCCACAAGGATGATCTGAAGCTGGCCAGGCTTGCTGACAGAAATATCCACGCACAGCTCCAGCAGCTCACCGTCAGAGAGATTGGAAATGGGCAGGCCCCGGATCAGCGGCACGCCGTTTTCCACGGTCAGGCCTTCCACGGGGATCTTGGCGGTTTCAAGGATCTTCGCCGGCAGCTCTCTGGCCAGCTCGATTTTCCGGGTGAACTCAGAGGATTGCTCCGTGAGATCTTCCAGTTCCGCCTGCATGGCTACCATGCGCTGGTACTCGTTGAGGTGCTTCCGCATCTCCTCGGCGGTATCCAGCTCCTGCGAAAGGGATGTGGTGTCCACCGGCTCCCGGCCTGCGTAATCCGCCGCAACGCCCATATCTTTCTCCAGCTTGGCTGCGGCAGTCTCATATTTGGACTGCACCACATCGGCCTTTTCCTGCCGGCGCTGTTCCATGCCGGACAATTTTTCTTCCGTGGCCTTCAGCTCCGCTTTCAGGCGTTCCATCGTGCCGGTCAAGGACGCACGTTCTCTGGCAATATCACTGTCAATGGCAGCCAGATCCATATCCCGCTGCGCTTCCAATCCCCGGAGTTTGGCGTCATAGCCGCTGCGGAATGCCTTTGCCCGCTCAATACGGCTGTTCTGTTCCCGCAGCCGTTCCAGCTCCCGGTATTTCTCTCCGGATGGATAATTGTTCCAGCGGTCATAGTCATAGCCAGATGGAATATCTTTGGCGATATCGGCAATGAAAGCCTGCTTGTTGCGGATATCCCGATTGATGTTTTGCCGAGACTGGAAATAGATTCCGTTTTCCGCCTGAATATCATTCAGGACCTCAAGGATATGCTTGGAGTAATCGACACCCTGCGGGATCTCACCGAACTGCTCTTTGATCCAGTTCATATCCCACTGAAATTCAATGAGGTTCAGGATCTCTCGGTTCTTCTCCTGACGGGAGAGCTGCGTAAACTTCACCGGATCCAACTGGAGCGGCGTGAAGATCTGGGCCAAGAACTCAGCTGGTCTTGTCTGAAGCATGGAGCCGTCCCGCACCTTCACCGTGCCGGCGGATTTGGCGGGCAGGGCCTTCCGGTCAATGGACAGGCCGGTATTGGTCTCAATGATGATTTCGCCCTCATCGGCGCCCTGGTGAACGATATAGTCCCGGTCAGAACGGTTGGTGAGGGCATAACGGATGGCATCCAGCACAGACGTCTTTCCGCTCCCCTTGGGGCCGGAGATCTCCACGGACTTCCCATCAAGGGTAGTCTCCCGGATGCCAAACAGGTTTTTGATCGTAATTTTTGTGGTTTTCATTGACATTCTCACTTTCTACCCCTATGATAGGGGTGAAGTTGTTCGGCATGGTGCCGATCTGCCCCTGACAGGTGTGCGAGACCTGCCAGGGGCATTTCTTTTTACAGAACAACGTGGACGGAACCTTCAGACACTTCCTGCTCCAGTCTGCCTTCCAGATACTTCTTGATGGTTTCCCGGGCAGTCAGACGCCACATGCCGCCGTCAGCCTCAATGAAGCTGATACCCCGGTCACTGACGCGAATCAGGAAGATGCTCTCCGGCTGCTCGACTTCCTGGAAGGTACGATAGGGCCGGAGCTTCACCAGCGGGCGGATCTGCTCGTTGGTCTGGAGTGCTACTCCCTTCTGAGTGGTAATAGTGGTGGCGATCCCGTTATCGTTGTAGATCACCTTGGCGCCCAGAGAGATGTCGCTGACCAGTTTCATGGCATAGAGCGTGTCCGGGGTCTCCTGGAAGCGGGTGCGGAGTGCAATCTGCGCCTCTTCAAAGCCAAGGGTCACCTTCTGATCCCAGCCGGGAACGTCTGTGGCGTGTGCTTCATAATAGACCTGCCGGAAGCAGCGCTCGTCATAATCTCTGGACTGGCCGAAGCAGCGGACAGTCTTGCAGTCCGGAACGGCGATGTACAGCGGGGCGTCCATCTCGCTGGCTTCGGTTCTGACCATCGTTACCAGTGCGTCCAGACTGTTCAAGTCCAGCGTGTACGGATGAAAAATGGTCGGCAGCAGTTCCTCAGTGTTACCGTCGCTGGTAACACAGAATGTGGAGCCGTTCACCGTGGTAATGAGCGGTTGCGTGGTCTTCTGGATGTGTTCGATAAATTCTTTCAGCATGGTGTTGTCTCCTCATCAGGCAAATTTAACGAGTTTGAGCGCCGGGGGTGCTTCCTGTTCGGTTCCGGCAATTCCGAACTGGCCGGGGATCTGCGGGACCATCTCCACAACATTTTCCTCGTCGGCCACATACAGCATGGTGGTCACAGCGTTTGTGGGCGCCAGAGCGGATTTAACCGTATAGTTGACGCCGATATTCTGTCGGCTGTCATCCGCTTTCAGTTCGATAGTAACGGTGATCTTGCGCTTGGCCGTTGCAGAGGTGTTTGGATCCATAATGTTCGCAATCGCCTTGGTCATCTCGAGATCTGTGACCTCCAGGAAACCGCCACGGGCCATCTCCAAAATGGATTTCTTCGCGTATTCATTCATGGGGGTTCTCCTCCTTTCTTTCGTAATAAGGGCTCCAGCCCTCTGCCGGACGCCCCGCAGCTAACTTGCTCGGGGCAGCCCGGCAAAAAGAGAGTTGCGGGCGCCGGGAACGCCCGGCAGAAGGCTGGATGATCTGAATGGTCACTTGCCGGGCCTCGAAAGGTCAATCCTACAATCCTCTGCGGCTCGATTGAGTCTTTCAAACTCCGGGCCTAAAATCATGCATTGAGTAAGCAGGTCTTGAAGGGGCACGTGGAGTGACTCCGCAATGGAAGCAGTCAACTGCATCCATGAGAAAATGACATCGATACGATTTCCTTCGATCCGAACGTTCCCGTTTTGGGGAGTATTGATGATTTCCAGGTGAGCTTCTACGTGCTTCATGCCTTGCAAAGCCATCTCACACCACCTCCTCATGATCCACCCAGTAGACGGTGGCGGTACGACGGCCAAGCTGCAGGGCTTCGGCGTGGTTGCCGACGCACAGATCTATATGGTTGCCCTTTACGGCGCCGCCGGTGTCCTCAGCCCGGTATCGGCGCAATCCCGCACCGTCACCGTAGTCCACCAGCACATCGGCCCCCAGCGGGATTACGGACGGATCCACCGCTACTGTTCTATACGGCGTGGCCCGGGTGCCGCTGGCGGTGATGCCATAGGCCGGGTGATCAGGGGCCTTACCGCAGCACCGCTGACAGGTGCAGTAATATGTCACGCTCACACTGTCCAGCACGCAGTAATATGTCACGCCCTCCAGCACGTGGGCCTGATCCAGTCTCAGAGGCTCCTGAGCCGGGGTGTCATCCCCAGGCAGCCGCCCATCGCTGATAGTGGGAACTTTCGTCGGCGGGGTGGTAGATCCCTCCGTGGCAACTGCTTTGGCCGAGATCACCAACGCCACGCCGGCGATCAGGGCGGCGAGGATCAGCGTCAAAATGGCGTTCAGCTTCCAAGCCCTGGCGGTGCGTTGGGCCTCACTGGCTCTGCGGTGTGCTTGTCGAGTGCGTTCCGCTGCGGCTGCCAGTTCCACGGCATCACAGTGCTGCTGGGACAGCCAGGCGACCTGCAGGGCGTCCACATCAGACCTCAGCTGGGCAACCTGCCGATGCAGTTTTTCACTTCTCTGGCTCATGCTACGATACCTCTTTTCTTTGTTGTGGTCGGGTCGGGGAAATAGATGTGCATCTCCTCTGGGCTGATTCGGCACAGTTCCAGAACCCGATACATTTCTTCGATATTCCATGCGGTATTACCCTGCATTCTCTGGCTAATCGCGCCAGGGGAGAGGCACAGCGCATAGGCCAGATCAGTCTGCGATAGCCCTAACTCCCGGAGACGGGCAGACAGTTTTCCGTAGCGAGGTATTTTCATCGGTGCGTACTCCTTTCGTTTTGATTGTGGTAGGTATGGGCTTGTCTCCCTTTCTCCAGCGTGATAGACTACTGGAAGAAAGGAGGTGAGGCAAATGTTCTCGATGTCAAAAAAAGAGCTGGTTGCTAGATTGCAAGTTACAGCAGATCTCGATTTATCTAAATTTGGAGATGATATGAAAAGCAGGAAAATGCTTCTATTAACATCCTCTGGAATAATCTCATGCTCCGATATCAGCCTTCGTAGCTATGATGATGTTCTGAAAGAATCTCGGGAAACCAGTAGTGTCAACTTGCTTGATCTTGCTCTAACAGCACCGCTACCAGAACGCATAGAAACTGAAGATGATAAAAAAGTGTTTCTATACTGTGTAGATGTGCAATTTCTTCCAAATTCCGGTGGAAACATTATCAATATTCCTGCTATCTGCATTGATCTTGATAGTGTTTCTGGATTTTCTCTTGGAAATCTTTTGGAATCCTACCAATAACTGCAGGCGAAAAAGCTAAATTGGATTGCCGGCCTTGTACTTGCACTACGAGGTCGGCGATTTCTTTTGGCGTGCCTTTAATTGTCAGTTCCATGCTCTCCCTCCTTTCTGACTGGGATCGCAAATCCTTACTAATCATCCTTGGTGATCTCCTTTCAATAATCTGTGGTAGGTATGGGGATTTGCTCTCGATGCAGCGAATTACCCTTTAAGAGTAATTCACCGCAAAAAAATAATATCCTTGTACTCTACACCGTAGACATTTTCAATCCGCTTAATTATCTCGACATTAGGATATCTTCTGCCCGCCTCATAGTTTTGCAGGCTTGCAAGACTAATTTTAAGGGCTTTGGCGGCCTCGGCCTGAGTTAAGTTTTGATTGACTCGAGCAGCTTTAAGGGTGATTGGCATAAGACTCAGCCTCCTTTCGCTCTTAATGATAACCCTAAAAGGGTAATTCGTCAACCCCAAAAGCGTAGAAAAATATTTTTTCTATTGCTTTTCTTATTCTTAAAGTGTACAATCGTAGTCACAAGGCGGTGAGAGGAGATACAAAATGAAGAACGATTTGGGCAACAAAAAGATCTTTGCGGAAAACTTACAGCGCTATATGGAGCAGCACGGCGTTGACAGAAACAAACTCTGTGCAGATCTGGATTTCAAATATACGACTGTGAGTGGCTGGCTGAGTGCCGAAAAGTATCCACGAATCGATAAAATAGAAATACTTGCTCACTACTTTGGCATTAAGAAGTCAGATCTGGTAGAAGACCATAGCAAGGCAGATAAATTGGGGCGTATATTCGTTGATGTGACTACGGCACTGAATCTGAATATCCCAGAAATGCAAGAAGACCTCGGAGTTGACCGAAAAACCATCGAACGATTGATTTACAATAAGAATACTTTCCTAAAAAAGGAATTTACGCTTCTTGAAAAAGCATACGGTGTTCCAGTTTCTGTCTGGGCGGGGGAAAAAACGTTCGGTGCGTGGCTTCATGCGCTACTTCATAGCAAAGAAAATGCACAAATCTACAAATTATATGCGCAGTTGAATCCCGAGGGACAGGCAAAGGCCGTTGATATGTTGGACGATATGGTGCTATCTGGGAAATACAGTGTTTAATCTTATGACAGGATCAAGATGATACCAATCAGCAACGCGTAGATAAATAAAAAACCGCCCCCGGTGTTACCAGCACCGAGGACGGTATCGCGCAAATTTCCCATACCTACCACAGTAATGAAAAATGAAAGGCACACTAAGGCACCACTGCGCCCTTTTATCTTACCACGAAAGGGCGCTGGTGGCAAGATGAAAGGAGTTTTTATGTCAGAAAGAAAAAATGAGGCCGCATGGATCGAGAGCCGGAGCCGCTGGCAGATCAACGTACAGGACAACGGCGTCCGTAAGACCTTCACCAGCGCCCTCGCTGGCCGGCGCGGCAAAGCTGACGCCGAACGGAAGGCAGAGAAGTGGTTGAAGGATCATACAACCTCTGAAAAAACCCGGGTGGATGTGTTCCTGAATCAGTATACCGACTACCTGAAGGAAACCAAGAGCAAGAGCCACGCTTCACAGTACAGTGGTTTTATCCGCCTCTACATCCAGCCCGTCATCGGCGTGTTCCGCATGAACAAGCTTACTGAAGGCGACCTGCAGGCCGTGATTGACCTGGCATATTCCAAGAACAACCTCGCCGATAAGACGCTGCGGGATGTCCGGGGCTGTCTCTTGAATTGGCTGAAATGGTGCCGGAAGCGGGGCAAGACCAGTCTGCACCCGGAAGATCTCACTATCCCCGCCGGCGCCAAAAAGTCCGAGAAAAGAATTGTGTCGCCGGACGGCCTGAAAACGCTCTTCTCCTGCAGCACAACGCTGTGGCGCGGGAAACCTACAGAGGACTTCTATATCCACGCTTATCGCTTTGCGGTCCTGACCGGGCTCCGGCCGGGGGAGCTGCGTGCGCTGGAGGACAAAAACGATATTCAAGGCACGAGGGTCACTGTCCGGGGCGCTATCAATGTTCACGATGAGGCCACGCAGGGGAAAAATAATAACGCCCGGCGGACCTTCCAGATGTCAAATCTGGCTACATCTGAGGTTGATGGCCAGAGGGCCATGTTGCGGCAATGCGGAATCGTAACCCCCTATCTGTTCCCTGCTCCGGACGGTGGCCCTATGAAGCATGACCACTTCTATCGTTGCTGGCGGCGTTACTGCACGTCCAATAATATCCCTGTGGTATCGCTCTACGAACTCCGGCACACCTATGTCAGCGTCAACAAAGAGATGCCGGAGGGACTGAAGAAAATGACAATCGGACACAGTCAGGATATGGATACTGAGGGGACCTACGGGCATCAGATGGCCGGAGATTTGGCGAAGGCAGCCACCTTTACTGAAGAGGCATTTTCTGAAATCATCAAGGCAAAATGAAAAGTGTGTACTTTTGTGTGTACCTGAGCAAAAAAAGTTACCCTGTAGTCGTTGCGGCTACAGGGTTTTCTTTGGTACGCCCGACTGGATTCGAACCAGCGGCCTTTAGAGTCGGAGTCTAACGCTCTATCCAACTGAGCTACGGGCGCGTATTCGGTTGTTCCGGCAAGAGATAGTCCCCTTACACATCGCTCGATAGTATAACAGATTTTTTCGGTCATGTAAAGCCTTTCTTAGCAAAAAATTTTTATCCCGGCAAAGATTGTTAAAAAATTTGACAAGTCCGGCATTTTATTTTAAAATAGTGATAACATATTTTTTCAAAGCAGGTGGATCAAATCATGAAAAAAGAAAATATCTCGGACGCCGTCATTCGCCGGCTTCCCCGGTATTACCGGCAGCTGACCGATCTTTATCACCGCGGCATTGTCCGCACCTCCTCCCACTCTCTGGGGCAGGAAATGAATATTACCGCTTCTCAGATCCGTCAGGATTTCAGCTGTTTCGGTGAGTTTGGCCAGCAGGGATATGGATACAACGTTGAAGAACTCCGTTCCGAGATCGGTCACATTCTAGGCGTGGACAACGATCACCATCTCATCATGATCGGTGTCGGCAACCTGGGCCGCGCATTGCTGAACAACTTCCCCTTTGAAAACACCGGCTTCACCGTGGACGCCTCCTTTGACGTCTCTCCCGATGTGATCGATACACAGATCAACGGCATCCCCGTTTATTCGACCGATGAGTTGGAGTCCTACATCAAGCGCCACGCCGTGGACGTTGTTGTTCTGACCATTCCTCAGGCTGTGGCACAGGCTACCGCCAACCGGTTGATCGACCTTGGGATCCGGGGCTTCTGGAACTTTACCAATGTGGAGCTGTCCAGCCCCAATCCGGATGTTCAGTTTGAAAACATTCACTTTGCCGACAGCCTTCTGACCCTGAGTTACCGCATCGCCAATCACTGAGAAAGGAACTCCCCATGAAAAAGCTGGTCCTGTTCCTATCCGTATGCGCGCTTCTGGCCTCTGCCGTCCGGGTCGGCGCCGCTGGGGACGCGGGAGATCCGCTGGCATCCCTTTCTTACCTGAACGGCGAATTTTCCCAACGTGCAGAGAAAAAAATCGATCAGGCATTGGAGCAGTCGGACAAAGCGTTGGCCGAACGTCTGAAAAACGGTGAGGTAGGCGAGGCAGCTGCCACCTGGCAGGAGACCCGCCTCAAAGAGGGTGACGCGCTTCACGGTGTCACAGGCACCGGCGTTCTGCTGCTGGCCGGCCGCGGGCGCGTGACCTATAAATCCGGCGCTGTGGTGGATGTTACCACCGGAGCTGTGGTTCCCAGCGGGACGAATCTCACCGCCAACCACCGCTATCTGACCGCCGAGGACACCACCGCCGCCTATACCGTCACCTCCGAAACCGCGGTGGTAGACTATCAGGGGCAGTACGCCTTCTCCTATTCCGACCGGCCGGACTACAACGCCATGGCCGCCGCCCTGAAGTCCCTGCATCTGTTCAAGGGCACTTTCACCGGCTACGGCGAGGGCTTTGATCTGGAGGCTGCCCCCACCCGCCTTCAGGCCCTCATCATGTTCATCCGGGTCTTGGGCGAGGAGGAGCAGGCGCTGGCCTGGTCTGGAACTACGCCATTCAAGGACATTGAGAAAGGTTCTCAGGCAGAGCATTATGTAGGCTACGCCTATGAAAAGGGCTATACGAATGGCTACACAGCCACGTCCTTCAAGCCCGCCGGGGCTGTCAACGCCTATCAGTACACAGAATTCGTGCTCCGCGCCATGGGATACAGCTCCGCTGCCAACAAGGATCTGTCCGATACCCTGCTCCGGGCCGTGAACGCCGGTGTCCTGACCGACGGTGACGCTGCCATGCTGCAAAGCGCCGCCTTCCTGCGGGCACAGCTTGTGTACATCTCCTATTACGCCTTGGAGGCTGACCTGCCTGACGGCAGCCAGTCTCTGGCCGACCGCTTGATGGACCTGGGCGTTTTTACCAGAGACGAGTGGCGCGGCTCGTGGAAGCTGGTCAAGAGTGAGCGCCTCTAA